GACGACAAGGTGTACGTCACCGGGCTGCGCGACCGCACCATCTCCATCGAGGGAAAGTGGGACGGCACCGTCGATGGCTACCTCTCGGGGCTGCTCGGTGGCACCCCGCGTGTGTGGAAGGTCTTCCCCGCAGGCTCGGCCGCCGGCCGCCCGTACTACTCGGGCAGCGCCATCCTCACCAGCTACGAGGTGACCAGCGAGGTCGGGGACGCCATCGGCTTCTCGGCTGAGTTCCAGAACAGCGGCGCGGTCACGCGGGGCACGGTCTAGCGATGGCCGCCACCGGGGGAAAGAAGGGTGCCGGGGCCACCCTTCCCGTGCTCTCAGCCGAGGATCTGCTTGCCAAGCAGACGCTTCGCGAGGAGTACGTCGAGGTGCCCGAGTGGGGCGCGCGCGTCAAGGTGCGCGAGCTGTCGATGGGCACCTACCAGCAGGTGCAGGAGAAGGCGACCGACGCACGCGGGACGCTGGATGAGACCAAGCTGCAGGCGTACCTGGTCATCGCAGGCATCGTGGAGCCCGAGCTCACAGACGACGCCTATGAGTGGGTGCGCGGCCAGTCGATGCGCGCGGTCAACCGCGTGCTGGAGAAGGTCATGCAGCTCTCAGGCATCGGGCTTGGCGCCCTTGAGGATGCCGAGGCCATGTTTCCTGAAGAGGCCGGAGACGACGTGGCGCTTCCGGTTGGCGCGTGACCTTGGCATGACCGTGTCCGAGCTCGACATCCGCATGACCCGCCGGGAGATGACCCAGTGGATCGCCTTCTACAAGTACGAGGCCAAGGAGCGTGAGCGGGCGATGAAGGCTGCGGAGAAGGCGCGCAAGTAGTGGCTACCCAGGTCGCCGCCGCATACGTCGAGATCGGCGCCCGCATCAACGGGCTGCAGAAGGGGCTCAGGGACGCCTCGGGTCAGGTCGATGCCTTCGCATCGGCTGCTGACAAGAGCGCCGCAAGGACCGGCGCCAAGTTCCAGGCGCTCGGCGCGCGGATGACGAGCGTGGGTCGCAAGATGACCTTGGGCCTGACCCTCCCCATCGTGGGCGTGGGTGTGGCTGCGTTCAAGGCCGCCTCTGACTTTGAGCGGTCGATGAGCAAGATCACGGGCCTTGTCGGCATCGCCCGCGGTCAGGTCAATCAGATGCGCCAGGGCGTGCTTGACCTGTCGAAGGGCACCGGCAAGAGCGCGGCGGAGCTCGCTGACGGCCTGTTCGTGATCACATCCGCGGGCCTTCGCGGCAAGGACGCGATGGATGCGCTCACCGCATCCGGCAAGGCGTCGACCGCCGGGCTCGGGCAGACCAACGACATCGCCCGCTCGGTGGCTGGCGCGATGAACGCCTACGGGTCGGCAACGCTTGACGCCGGCAAGGCGACCGACATCATCGTCGCCACGGCGCGTGCGGGTAACTTCGAGACCTCGCAGCTGGCCGCCGCCTTGGGCCGTGTGCTGCCGTTCGCCAAGCAGGCAGGCGCATCGCTTGAGCAGGTCGGTGGCGCCGTTGCGCTGCTCACCCGCACCAACGGCAACGCCGCAGAGAGCATCACGCAGATCACCGCGCTGATGCGTGCCTTCGTCGTGCCGACCGAGGAAGGCAAGAAGATCCTCTCCGAGATGGGGATGAGCGCCGCGGACGTGCGCGACTCCATCTCAAAGGACGGCCTTGCCGCTGCGCTTCAGACCCTGGACAAGCGCCTCGGCGGCAACCGCGAGCAGCTTGGCCGCCTGCTCGGATCGTCTGAGGCCGCGGGCGCGGCGTTCCAGATCCTTGACGCCAACGCGCAGACCCTCAACGACACTTTCGGCGTCGTGGGCAAGAGCGCCGGGATGACCGACGATGCGTTCGCCGCTGCGGCTGACACCGCGTCGTTCAAGATGCAGCAGGCAATGGCGTCCCTGCAGGCGTCGCTGATTGAGATCGGGTCGGTCGTGGCGCCCATCGTCGCCCAGATTGCGGGCGGCATCAGCAAGGTGGTCGGGGCCTTCACGTCCCTGCCCGGCCCGGTCAAGACCGCTGCGGTGGCGCTTGCGGGCTTCGTCGCTGCCCTCGGACCGCTGCTGTGGATGGGCGGCAAGGTGCTCGGGTCCATTGGCGCCATCAAGGTGGCGATGGCCGGCATGGGTGCGGCGTCTGCCGGCACCGCCGCGATGGGCGCAGCCGCAGGCGGCGCGGCGAGCAAGGTCGGGATGCTCGGCGCGGCGATGCCGCTCCTTGCCAACCCGCTCGGCCTCACGGTCGCCGCGGTCGGCGCAGGCGTGGCGGCGCTGTTCATGTTCCGCAACGAGGCGAGCTCAAGCGAGCGCGCCATGCAGGGCATGACCGAGTCCTCCAACGCCTTCGCCCAAGCCGTGCGCCAGGTCAACACCGACTACCGCAACCAAGTGGCGGCGGTGGGTGAGCTGAACACATCCAACGCGGCAGCCGCACAGGCCCGCGCCAAGCACACCGCCGCGGTGCAGGCGTACATCAACGCACTCGGTCAGGGCAAGCGCGCCAACGAGACCGAGGCGCAGTACCTCCAGCGCCTCAACGGCCTCAAGGTCGCAGCCGCGCAGGCGAATGTGACCGCCACGACCGCCACCAATCAGAACACCGAGTCGGTGCGCAAGGCCGTGGACGGCACGGCCAAGCTCACGCAGGGAATCCAGAAGGAGTCCCAGGCCGCGCAGGAGCGCCTTGACAAGGCCAAGCAGATGGATGCCTCGGCTAAGCAGTTCAACATGAGCCAAGAGGCGCAGAGCAAGGCCGCGGCAGAGCTCGCATCCGCGCAGTCCAACGTCGCCCTGGTCGAGGCCAGGCGCGGTCAGCGCCTGCGCGAGGTCGCCAAGCAGCAGATCGCAACCCGCGACGCGATCAAGAGCTCGTCGATGACCGACGCCGAGAAGGCCGCGTCACTTGACGTGGTGAACCGCGAGATCAGCCGCACCCGCGCCGAGCTCAAGAAGGTGGAGGGCGCACCCGATCCCAAGAAGAAGATCGACGTCGACAGCAAGAACGCGATGGACAAGATCAGCGACGTCCGAAACGGGCTCGCTCGTCTTGCCAACAAGTCCATCACGATCACCGCGACGGCAGTCGGCAACGCTGTCGGCAAGCTGTTCTACCGCGGCGGGTACGTCCAGGGCTTCGCAGGCGGCGGCACCGTGCGCGGCCCTGGCGGTCGTGACCGCGTGCCGGCCATGCTCACCGCGGGCGAGGTCGTGCTCACCAAGCGCCAGCAGGCGATGGTCGACAACGGCATGAGCATCCGCGAGGCCATCATGCGCACGGGCGGTGCGTTCGCCAAGGGCGGGTTCGTCAAGCCCAAGCGGAACAAGGACGAGAGCAATAAGGCATACGCGCAGCGTGTGAAGCAGGCGCGAAACGCCTGGAACGCCCAGCGCGACTCCACGCTTGCCTCGGGCATCTCTGCGGCCATGAGCAGCCTGAGCGGCAACTACCTGCAGCGGTTTGACGCCGAGACCTCCCGCGTGCTGGCGGACCTTGAGCGCAACTTCACAGGCTCCGGGCAGGTGGCCGGCAAGAGTTTCGCGGACCTTGACCGCGACCTTGCGGCCAACCTCAAGAGCATTGAGGTCAACTTCCAGGGCACGGGCGCTGTCGCGGGCATGACCTTCAAGAGCCTTGAGAAGGACATGCGCGCTGCGCAGAAGGTGCTCAACGCAACCTTCGACGCCCTGACCCCTGCCGAGGCGCAACTGAAGTCAATGCAGGAGGCGGCTACGCAGGCCGACCTGCAAGGCGCGCTCACCTCAGCGCAGGCTGACCTTGCCGAGGCACAGAAGTACGGCGACACCGCAGGGATCGCAGAGGCGCAGAAGGCCATGCGCGAGGCCGAGCGCAACATCATGATGGCTGAGCTTCAGAAGACCGCCGAGGCACAGCGTGCCCAGCGCGAGTCAGAGCGCGAGGCCGCGCAGGACGCCTTCAACGAGGAGTGGGACGGCAAGCGCGCGATGCTGCAGGAGCAGCTTGACGGCGCGCTTGAGCAGGAGCGGATCGCGGGCGAGACCCGCAAGGCCCTGCTGCAGCAGCAGCTTGACGAGCGCCTCGCCGCGACGCAGGCCCAGCGCGACATTGAGCGAGAGCAGCGCGAGATGGATCTGCTCGCCCTTGAGGACAACCTCATGAAGGCGCGCACCAAGTACCGCAACAACGCAGGCGCGATTGAGCGCATCCTGCAGCGGCTCGCCAAGCGCATGGAGATCAGCGGCCGAAACGTCGGCAAGTCGCTCGCCCAAGGGCTTGATGAGTCCAAGGGCCAGCTCACCGCCGCCGCCCGGGGCCTTGCCGACCTGCTGTCTGACTGGCTCAAGTCGCGCTCCCCTACCAAGAAGGGGCCAATGTCGAGCCTCGACACCTGGTGGGCGGGCGTCGCACCTGCGCTCGTGGACGGGCTTGACCCGGGCGCAATGGAGGCTGGGCTCGCCAAGGCCGCTGCCCTTGAGGGCGCGGTTGCGCTGTCGGGATCGCGCATGAGCGCATCCCGGGCGGGCGCGGTCATCAACCTCACCGTGACCGACAACACGCTCGCCGGCATGAGCCGCGAGCAGGCAGACCGCGTCGCGTCACAGATCAAGGCGTCGCTGGATCGCCAGATCAGGGTGGCGATCTAGTGAGCGACCGGCTCCCAGACTGGACGGTGGAGATCGGGTTCACCTCATCGCTTGGGCGTCAGATCACCTTTGACGGCAGCGAGTTCGACGACCCGTTCGTGGGTTTCGGCTCGGGCTTCACGCAGTTCTTTGACGGACCGCTTGATGACGTGAGCGCGCAGGTGGAGGAGATCACCATCACCCGCGGCCGGGATGACCTGCTCGACAACATGGCCGCAGGGCAGGCGACCGTAACGCTGGTGGACCCGCCTGGTCAGTTCGGGTACTTCAACCCCGAGGACACGAGCTCTCCGCTTGCGTCGGAGTCCCCGGGCTTCCAGCCCATGCGCCCGATCCGCATACAGGCCACCCTAGGCGGCACGGTGTACCCGGTGTACGAGGGCTTCCTGCGCTCGGCCGAGTACCGCCGGGAGTCACCCAACGTCGGGCGCTGCGTGGTCACGGCGCTTGACCTGTTTATGTGGCTGAGCCGAGTGCGCCCACGGGACGCGGAGTTCTTCACCGGGACCATCGGCGGCACGGCCAACATCACCACGGGCGGCGACGTCATCACCGAGTCGGATGTGGTGGCCGTGGAGGCCACAGGCGTGTCGCGCTCGGGCGTGCTCGCAAGCAGGAGCGCGTTCGTCTGATGGCTGACACCACGACAGGCCAGCGCATTGGGGACATCCTCGACTCTATTGACTTCACCGAGCCCGAAAAGCGCAACCTTGACACGGGCGACGACATCTTCGACGTCCCGCCGCGCGGTGAGACCTCGGCGCTTGGGATCGTGCAAGACCTGCTCACCGCAGAGCGCGGCGTCGTCTACGTCCAGCGTGACGGCGTGTTCCGGTATGAGGAGCGTGCGACCAGGGCGCGCAAGACCTCTGCCGGCACGATCACCAACGCCGTGGTGAGGACCGACCCTGGCTGGGAGCTTGACAGCCTGAAGAACCGGGTGAGCGTGCAGCGCACCAACCCGGTCACAGGCTCCAACATTGGCCGCGCGCAGATCGCGCAGAACGACGCGAGCGTCGCGGCCTACGGGGTGTCGGATGCCCTTGAGATCACCACCGGCTACCTCTCGCCCCAGACCGACGCCACGGCGCTGTCGCTCGCGCAGTACATCGTGAACATTCGCCAGGGCTTTCGGAAGCCGGTGGATGTGGAGCTGCACGGCAATGACGTGGCGACAAGCCGCATCCAGCTTGAGCGTGAGCTTCAGGACCGCGTGACGCTCTCAACCGACACCGCGACCGGCGACTGGCACATCGAGAAGGTCGAGCACCGCATCCGGCCGGGGTCGTTCATCACGACGTTCTCGCTGTCAGACCGTGGCACCGAGGCGTTCGTGATCGACACCGACACCTTCGACACCACCACCAACCTCATCACCTACTAGGAGGCGACGCAGCACATGACTTGGGACTACACAACGCTTGGCACCGTCGCGCCCGGCGATGTGCTGCGCGCAAACAGCGGCACTGCCGCGTACAACAACGTCATCGGCAACATTGACGCACTCCGCGTGCCGCCCGCTGTAAGTGTGTATTACGGCACCGCTACCACGTACACGCAAGACACCGACATTGTGTGGACTAATGAGGATTACGACACGGACGGGATGTGGGCAAGCGGGGCTAGTGTCACGATTCAGACCGCCGGCTTGTATGTAGTGACCTTTACGGGCCGGGCGACTAGCACGAGTTCCGCAGGCGCCCGCGCCGCACTTCTGTTCTCAGGCGACCCCGACGGTCAGTCGTCAGCGGAGACAACGTCCGACTTCCGTTGGTCGCTTTCGATGGTTCGCTCATTGTCGGCATCCGACACGATCACGGCGCGATTGCAATGGGGCGGAACAATCACATTGCAAGGAAACACCAACCTGCGGCCGACGCTGACCGTCACTTGGCTCGGGCAGGTGTCCTAATGCCGTGGACGACCCCCGAAACCTTCGGCGGCCATGACTGACGCCGAGCGCCTGAACGCGATCTTTGACCGCCTGGGCAAGATCGACCGTGACCTCGCGCAGCACTCCGCGCTGATGACCGGAGAGCTCGCGCGGGTGGGTGATCGCCTTGAGGGCCTTGACGAGCGGGTGCGCATCCAGAACGGTCGCGTCACCCGCGCCGAGGGCAGGCTCACCGAGCTTGAGACCCAGGCACGCATCGCCCACTCGCATCAGATCGAGGACGACGAGGCCGCGCGCTGGTGGAAGGACAAGGGCGCGGCCATCGCCATCGGGTCCATGCTCGCGGTCATCGGCGGCGTGGTCGGTCACCTGCTGTAGCGAAGCCGCATGAGGTAGCCGCACCCCCGGCGCTACAACATCCCCGAAGGCTCCTATCGGGGGTGCGTCATCAGCCTCAACCAGCGCGTCGTGGCCGCGGCGCTTCGTGACGTCGGCCGTGTGATTGAGAAGCCGCTCGGCAGCAATGACGACGGCGGCGGCCCCAT